GTCAGTACTGTTTTCTGACACCTAAAAAAATCAGCGGAGAAAAAGCGGAGTAAAAGCGGAGAACTGGCGGTAATGGTATGTTTAAACGTATAAAACACAGCCCCGGGATCCGCTGATCAATGCCCGGGATCCGCTGCGGAACGTTTAAACGCTTATGATAAGTACAGTGCGCGCAGACTACCCGCCGAGACGTACCCAAAAAAATATTAATTAAGTACTTGACACAACCTTAAAGGTTGTGGTTATAATTCAATCGTTGTCGTCGTGGTCAACACTAGGAAGCCATTTACACATGCCTCGCCCCGTTTTGGGGAACTACGACGGGGCAGTTGTAAGTGGCTTTTTTTTGGAACTAGGACTGTGCAGTGGGTTAGCGCCATTGCAGACGTTTCCTAATGTTTTGAAAACACTGCTTGATGTGAAGCAGTCCTAGTTCCTCCCCCTGCGACAACCGTACTCCAGACGTTACCAAGAGGTAGAGATCTGCCTGCGTGGAAGAAAAGGGTTACACAGTATGACTTAGGTCTAGGGGGCAGTTCCCGAACAATCTGTGCGGCTGGTTGAATCATCAGGCCGAGGGGCATACGGTAGTCAATCCGTAGCATGATGATGCTCACTGAGCGGTGAAGCACCCTTCCCTCCTTACTTCTTGAATGGGGTAGGGGGGTCTTTGGGTGAAAAATAAGCAAAAGCCCCGACAGGGGCGTTTATCAGGGGTGACTATGAGTAAGGAACTAGAAGAAGAACTGCTACAGGCTAGAAGAGCGGCCTCTGAGGCCGCATGGAAGGTCTGTGCTATCAAGGACAAGATCAGGCTACAGAACAGGCCATGGCAAAAGCTTGGGGACAATGAAGTTATGAAATGTATTGAGAATGCTACACACATGGGGGTCGTAGACCCCCTTCACCTAGCAAATATCGTCAGTAAAAGGCTTAAAGAAAGAAACTCATGAAGCCCCTAAGTGAACGCACGGTAAAGTTGACTATTGGCATGATGCGATCAATGGCTAATTGCAAGCCAATCAGTCTGTTTCATTTGAATGCCGCTGATGAAATGGAGCAATTGTTAAAAGAGGTTCTTAAATACCGAAACGAAAAGAGCCAGAAAGAGAAGAACCCATGAAGCAACGTGTTTACACGGTCGGGGTTGGTAATGAGATCAGACTGATCCGTGCATCCAACCGCAGACAAGCGATAGCGCATGTATCGCTCGGGATCATGACCATCCGAGTCGCTACACAGGAGGACATCATTCATCAATTAAACCAAGGAGTACCCATCGAGAATTACACTCAACCAGAGCAAATTGAATTAGAACTTTAATTTAAACAGAGGAGAGAAACATGGAATTTAACAGAGCAAGAAATGCCGATCCAATGACCAGCCACATGGCCGCCGCTTCAATGACGGAGGCGGCACACAAGCATTACGAGGCAATTGTTAATTGTCTCAAGCGTTTTGGGCCACTTGGTAAAGACGGCATAGCACTTCACGCAAACATCAACGGATCGCAGGACGGCAACGCAGTTGCTAGGCGTTTGCCCGAACTTGAAAAACTTGGCCTAGTAGAGCAAACTGGCAGACTTGTGTTGTCAAAAAGTGGTCGCAAAGAACGTGAATGGGCTTACGTTCTGCCACAATCTTTGTTCTAGGAGCGGTCATGAGAAACTACAAACAAGAGTATGCCAACTACGACGGCACTGATGCCGTTAAGAAGAAGAGGGCGCAGAGAAACAAAGCCCGCAGAATGCTTGAAGCAACAGGCGCAGTCAAAAAAGGCGACGGCAAAGACGTTGACCACAAAAAGCCTTTGAGCAAGGGCGGAACTACGGTCATGAGTAATCTCAAAGCAAAACCGGCTGCGGCCAACCGTTCGTTTAAACGCAATCCCAACGGCAGCATGAAATGAATGCCCAGTTCTTGGAGCAATTCCATTTCCATGAAACCACTCGGGTAGCTTGCCCGTACTGCTCTGCTGAACGCAGAAAACCCAATGCCAAAGACATGACCCTGACCCGTAAAGAAGACGGGGCGGTGGTCTTTCATTGCCATCATTGTCAGATAAACGGATCCGTACAACCAAAACAGGAGAGAACTTTGTCAGCCGTTCCTAACCCAACAATAACTTCTAATAAGCTACAGGATCACCACTACGCATGGCTTAACGAGAGAGGCATCTCACCCCACACCGCAGACAGAATGAAGCTGTTTGCATCAGAGAAGTATTTCAGCAAGCTAGGTCGAAGTGCGGAAGCCATCGGCTTCCCATATTACAGGGGCGGTGCATTGGTGGCGGCCAAGTACCGATCATTCCCTGAGAAGGACTTCACACAGGACTCAGGTGGTGCTCATGACTTCTTTGGCATCGATATGGTCTGTAAGGGTGAGCCTTTGATCATTGTCGAAGGAGAGATCGACTGCCTGACCCTCCTCGAACTAGGCATTGAGAACGTGGTGAGTGTGCCTAGCGGTGCACCCATCAAGGTCGGCATGGTAGCCCCCTTAGATGATAAAAAGTTTGCCTTTGTATGGAACGCCCGAGAGATCATCGAGGCCGCACCCTACGTTGTACTGGCGACCGATCAGGACACCGCAGGACAGGCACTGGCCGAGGAGTTAGCCCGAAGAATTGGTAAGGAGAAATGCAGGCTGGCCAGCTTTTCCAAGAAGGATTTAAACGAGGTACACCTTGACGACCCCACACGGACTGAGGTGATGGACGTCATTGACTCAGCCAGACCTTACCCGATCTCTGGCGTTAACGATGCCCAGACATACGCAGATCGTTTAAACGACTTGTATGCGAAGGGCACGGGCAAAGGATTCTCAACGGGCTATCAATCGGTCGATGAGATTTACACGGTCGCACCTAGTCAGTTGACGGTGGTCACTGGTTACCCGTCCTCGGGTAAGTCCAACTTTGTGGATCAGATCATGGTCAACCTAGCAAAATCGCAGGGCTGGAAGTTTGCGATCTGCTCCTTTGAGAATCAGCCTGAGATCCATATTAGTAGGCTGATGGAGATCTATACAAAGCGCAGGTTCTTTGATGGCAAAGACAAAATGTCAGAGTCCGATAAGAACATAGCGTTTAAATTTGTACAGGATCATTTCCTGTTCATCGATACACAAGGTGACGAGCCAAGTACTTTAGACTCCATACTCGCACGGGCACGTGCGGCTATCAAAAGAATGGGTGTCAAAGGCTTGGTCATTGACCCTTATAACTACATTGAACTGCCTAGGGATGAGAGCACAGAGACTTTAGTGATCAGCGACATGCTGACCAAGGTTCAGAAGTTCAACAAGGCACACGACATTCATACGTGGTTTGTTGCTCACCCCTCTAAGATAAGCAGATCAGGCACTGATCAGCCCCGCCCTGACGGCATGTCCATCGCAGGGTCGATGGCTTGGTGGGCAAAGACCGACTGCGGTATCACCGTACACAGAAAAGACAACCACGTTGAAATCGCAGTGTGGAAATGTCGCTATCGATGGGTCGGTCAACAAGGAGAAACAACAATGCTTTACAACAAAACCGCAGGTACTTACTCGGAGAATCTAGATGCCTTCTAATCGTTTAAACAGTAGCCAGATTGCAGGTAGCTCATCTGGTGAGCTGGGTAGCTCAGAGCGTTTAAACACTCCTGAAACGCCCGCTGGGGTGCACGAGGGACGTTTAAACATACGTGAACATCTGAATCAATACGGGGATGGGGAGTTACTGTTCCTGTCAGAGCCTGAGTTTGATGCGGCAATCGTTGGAGTTGGTGAGCGCATCGGCATGAGTGAGGTGGTGGTCTATGACATATCCAAGATCATCGATGTCCTATGCGAGAGGGATGGCATGGATCGGGACACGGCCACAGAGTTCTATGAGTTCAACATCATCGGGGCTTATGTCGGGGAAAGAACCCCAATGTTCATTACCTTGATTGATGATTTAATGTTATGAAAAAGGGGGCATAAAGCCCCCTGTTTAAACATCAACAGCAGCCAGCAGCGACAGCGTCATCTGTTTAAACGTGCATAAAAGATAGCACGTGTGATTGTCTCGTAAGATCCACAGTAGCGAGGGACACGACTTTTGTCCATCTTGTAAACCTTCCAAGCCTCGGGCGAATACTTGATGTACTTCTCACCCACATTGATAAAGCGTTCATGGTTCATAAGTTCAATCAGATTGTCATATTTGTAAACGGTTTTAAGGAATGTGGGTCGATGGTCGGTGATGGCCTTAACCTTCACCATCACCCGACTCCATGTAGCGCACCAAAGCCTGTGCGTCCTCGGTATGCATCTTCTGAATGATCTCGTACATCTGAGGGGCGATCGCTATCAGTCGGGCGTTAGCCCTCTGAGTGGCCGTGGGGGTGTCCTTGCTATGGCACTCGGCAACCAGTGGAATGCCGTAGTCATTTTCATAGCCCCAAACGGAACTGCTAGTTTGAATGCCCCGTCTGCCAACAGTCCAAGGGTGCGGTGTTATGTGTTTAAACATTCAAGTATCTCCTTAATAAAATATAATTTTTGCATTTGGGTAGAGGATTAACAGTTCAGCAATAGCCGTATGAACCTCTTCTTTTGTTTTAAAATTCTCGCAGTAAACCTCATCCCAATCACCCTCTGTATCCGATTCGTAATTTCGGACGTACACGCAAAATCCTGTTTCAATGCCTCCCTCTGCATCGGTATTTGATTCGTAACAATGGATTTCGTATTTAGATTGCGGTGTTATTTGTTTAAACATCATGGCCTCCAGTAGAACAGGTCAAGCATTAAAACAATACAAGCGATCAGAAGCACAACACGCTCCAACTTTTGCCAAGGGGTGAAGTTCATTTTGCGTCCTTCAAAGCTTGGAGGTAGCCTTCAACCCACACCATGCGGTGATCATCGGATAAGTGGGAATCATTGCCATAGCGGTCGTCTTCCCATGCATAGAATGCCTTGTGAGCCTTGGCTGATTGAATCTCAGCTTCGGGGGGTATAGGCAAGCCCCAAAAGACTGCGTTCGCCTCCACTAAGGTGTCAAATAGGTTGTCACCATTGGCATCGCAAACGTAGTCGCCATCGGTGCTTTGCACCATGTAGCCGTCATTGGTTTTGATAATTTCCAACATCATTTCTCTCCTTCTTTGTTTAAACGTATTGCTTTCAAAACATCTTTTGCAAACTGCACGTCAAGGTGCACGTGCTCGATCCAAGAGCCGTCATCGATGTATCGATCGGCTGACTCGGCTAGATTTTTAAGTGCGGTCGTGAGGTAGATCACCCGTTCTCGGTCAGTCATTGGTCACCTCCTCTGTACTGTAAATGTCCCAGTCAATATGATTGCCATCAATAAAATCTGACCCGTCCATAGCGAGAGCCTTGTCGAATGCTTCCTCATCATCTTCGGCCTCGATAAAAGCGTAGTGGTACGTGATTTGTTTTGCCCATACTTTGTATTTTTTCATGTCCACTTCTCCACGTCCGTTATTGATTTGTCGGTCACAACAATGTTGATGTTGCTATCGTTGAAAATTTCCAAAGCCTGATCCACGGCCTTGGATCGGCTTGTGGCCTCAACATCTATCTGCACAAAGCCCTCCACGGCCACTGTGACGGTGAATTTGGCCGTGGGTGCACCCTCGGCCTCCCTGCGTTCGTTCTCTACCCACAGGGCAGAATAATGTGCGTCTAATCCGTTCATATTCATTCTCCAGTAAAAATATAGTCAATCAAAAACCCAATCACTGCCCCTGAGACAATGAGCAAAAGCTTGTGCAATTGCCCGTCCCCGTTAAACCCAACAAACACCCCTGCCATAGCGCACATGGCGACTGTGATGGGTAAAAATCTTTCAATCTTGGTCATGGTTTCTCTCCTTGTTTAAACGTTTATCTTCTACTACGGTCATCGGGGGTTGCCCCCGTCAGACTGCCATTTTGAGTTTGCCGAATGTCATAGTCCCCAAGTCCTCTATGGCGTTTACACGCACCGAGTTAGGGTAGACAGAGGACACGTCTTCGTTGATCCCGATCCCGATCGTTGTCACACCGAGACGTGCACCTGACTGCACTTGCTCACGGGTTGCCATGAAGTTACCCATGCCATCTGTCAGCACAAAACACACCTTGCGTTGCTCAGGACGGGCATACAACATCTGATGGGCGGTCATGACTGCGTGGTAGTCATTCGAGCCTTGCTCGCCCCCCATGCATTCGAGCATGGGCAATACCTTGCGGTAGTTCATGTGCCAAGGTTTGAGCACCGAGGTGTGATCGTCATACGTCACAACTGAGGTTGCCACTTGAGCAGAACTCAGGGTCTGCAACAGGGCAGAGCACACCTTGACGGCCTGAGCCATACGGCATGTGACTGTGCCGTCCTTCATTTTGAACGTGTCATACATCGAGCCTGAGCAGTCGAGCACGATCGTGACTGCTGAGTCCACACCCTCGGTTTCATAACGCTTTTGAAACAGGCGGTCAGAGATCGTGTGACGGGTCAGTGCCCTCACGTTTAAACGGCCATTCTTAAGGTTGCGCTCAAAGGACTCGCAAGCGGTGTTCTCGAACAGGCGTTTTACTTCATAGCGTAATTTTGCGGTTGTCATGCTCATGCTCCCAATTTAAAACGTTTACGGGTTGTGACGTGGTATGCGTTCTTCTGCATGGCTGATGCTTGGCTGAAAGAACCGTGTGAGTGAGCGTTCTCAGGGGCTTTGTTGGTTGGTTCAACTTCCATGGCCTCAGTGCCTCGCTGAGGGGCAGTCGCTACCTTCCCCTGACCCTGAGTCTGATCGGGGCTTGGAGAGCCACTACCGCCCGTTGTAGGGGCATCGCCTTCTCCCTCTTCACCCTCGCCCTGACCATCGCCCTGACCATCACCTTCACCTTCACCTTCGCCCTCGCCTTCGGCCTTGATACCGCCATCGCCTTGGATAGCGTCATCGCCTTCGCCCTGTTCATCGCCCTCGGGTTGGACGGGTTCGGGTTGCTCGGTTGGGAGGTTGCTCAGTTGGGCATACACCCACACCGCCACGGCTAATGTGTCCTTAGATGATTTGCACAGGTGTGTGCGTCTAGTCGCCTCTTCAAAGATCGGGGCTAGACCCTCGGCCATAGGCACTTTGATCTTGGCGTGAGGACGGGCATACACTGCGAGGACGTAGGGGTACTGCTCAGGGTTTGACCAATCGCTGACCTGTGCCAAGCCTTCGGTTGTCATGTTGTCGATGAGAGAGCCAAGCAGTTCTCCAATGTTGCCTGTCAGGTTTGATTGGATCGCCTTGTGCTCGATCCATGCGTCCTCGATGGCATTGTGCAGGGTTCGCACGTATTGATCCCTGTGGTTCACACCGAATGTGGTGTATTTGCGGTGCAACAACTCATGCACAACAAAACCTGTGTACCGTTGCAGATCACCGAGGGTCAGCACTGCGTCATCACGCACGTTGGCCAAGACCATGGTGTGCTGATTGATACAGGCGGTCTGTGTGTACTCTGACCACTCGATCTCCACAGGGTCAAGACCCAGTGACTCACAGATTTTGTGAGCGAACAGAGTCACCGCAGGGCGGAACTCATAACCAAAATATTTTGTTTTCATGTTTAAACGCCTTAGATTAAAGAGTGGATCAGTCGCTCGTTGATGTGCGACATACGGATGGCTTCGAGCACAGGGGCTGACTCGGAGGGCTGACGTGATGCGATCGTTGTGCTCCAAGCTTCCTCGACTGACATCACCGAGACGGCTCGAATGAATGCCATCACAGAGCGGATCGAGGGGGCTTCGACAATGTCACCTGTGTGTGCCTTGGCACGGGCAACATGGATCGCTTTCAGCACGTGCTCGGCCAAGGCAGGGGCACACTTGGTGCGGTTGACCACGGCCTCGGCTTCCACGTTCAAGGGCATGAACTTGAAAGTGACTAGGCGAGAAAAGCGGTCAAGGGTTGCCGAGTTCATGGGGGTTGTGCCTGAGTAGCGTCCTGACTCATCTCCATTGCCGAGGGTATTGTCAGCACCGAAAATCATCACGCCCTCGCCCTTGGTGTGGGTCATGCCCCCGTAGGACACCTTGGCGTTGGCCTCTAAGAACCCGTTAAGGGTTGCAAGGTTTCCTGCCTTGGCAAAGCTGATCTCATCGAGCAGGATCACAGTGGCAGGGGACACATAAGCTTGCAGAAAATCACCACGTTTAAACACACTGTTACCGTCCTCCAAGGCAGGTGCACCTGCATAGTCATCAGCGGTTGTTTGTGCGTGGAAGTTATAGCGCAGGTAGGGACGGCCTGTACGGGCAGAGAACTGCTCCGCAGTCTGTGACTTACCCGTGCCCTTTTCACCGCCAAAAAATGTGTTCTCGCCTGTACGCTGAGACAACAACAGGTGACGCAGAATGCCATCAGTCCAAACAAAGTCAGGGTCAATTTTGGGTGCGTTGGGGGCGTTGTAGATGTCCACAAACATGGGGTTGCCCTTCATGTCTCGCACGTCCACACCGAACACGTCAACGCAGGGGAGGCAATCGATCTTGGTCACCGATACCATGTTGCCGATCACCGCCTGAGCACCTGACGCAGTCACTGCCTCAGCAAAGGGTTTAAACGCATCGGCAATTGCCTTGGTCACTTGCGTGTGGATCACCGAGGTATCGAGGTTGGCATTGGCCTGACGGGAAAGCTTGTCGATCGCCTGAGTGAGGTCAGTCAGTGAGTCGTCCATGTGGTGCACTCGTTGATCCATGTCCTCGATTCGATTCAAGGCACTGAGGGCGTTGGCCTCCGCACGGGATGCGACATTGGCAGTGGCTTGCACAATGGCTTGGTCAATTGTGGAGGTAGTGACGGGGGCACGTTGCACCCACAGGGGGGCGTTTTTAATGTCATCAGTCACAATGTTTCCTGCCATCACTTCCTCAGCAAGGGCGGTGACGGCCTGTTGCTTGGTCACAACAGTGCCTGACTCGACAAACTTGTCATAAGCACCAAGCACAGTGGCTGAGGGGATACGGGAAATTTGCAGGGAAATGTCTTTGATGTTCATGGTCTTAGTCCTTACAGAGTGAAGTCATCGCCACATGGGCACGTTGGGAGGCACACGTCACCGTGTGCGTCATAAGCCCACTTGGCCGTGAGTCGGATGGTGTAGCCACATGAGGGGCAGAATGCTTTGAGCATGCGTGTGCCCTGCGTCTTACGCACTGAGAGGTCAAGGGGTGCATGAGGGTAGACACCCAAGCCCTCGATGATTGACCCGTAGGCAGACTGAAATGTGGGGGCTTGCACTGTGGCTTTGAATGAGGACACCGCAGGGACTAAGAGCATGGCCGAGGCCAAGCGTTGGAAGTTGATCCCGTGATTCATACATCCTCGGGCGGTGTGACAGAGTTCATGGATCAGCACGTCAAAAACACGGGACGGCTCGGCCAATGTAGGGGAAATGAACACCTCATAATGGTTGTCGCCTGACTGTGTGTCAGCCCAGCATTCGCCAATAGCACCCGAACGCTTGGCGTTCGATGGCAGGGCACATGAAACCCTGATGGCCTCGGGCAGGGTATAGCCGTTGGCAGAGAATGAGGGACGCAGTTCCTCGACTGCGGAATTGAGCCAATCCTCACGGTTGGCATGAATAGAAGCAAGGGTCATTTTTAGATCTCCAAAAAAGTAGGAAAATTCCTACTGCAATGCCCTGACTCGCAAGGCATCACAGTCAAAATTTAAGACACGTCAAGCTTGCCCTTTTCGGCCAACTCAGCTTTCAGCTTGATGATGGCAAGACGAACCTTTTCAACCTCAGCACGGGGCAAGTTTTCAAGTTCGCCAAAGCGACTATTAAAGGCCTCTGACAGGCCGTCAATTGCCAGTGCATACGCATACTGGCGAGGGGTATATCCATTGATCATATTGAACCTTTTGTTGCCTACCAAAAGTGGTAGAACCCCGATTTGAACAGATTGATATTAAAAGCGCAAGCCCCCTGATATATGCTTGACTAATTTGTAGGGTTATTGTATTTGGCCTTTTATACGGTCATCAAATATAAGAATCAGGCGTGCGCATGCGTAGCACATTACGTGCCAAGGGGCTAAAAATGACCTGTTTTTGCCTGTGGTTTGAAAACAACAAAACGTCTAGGTGCGTTTTTTTTGAGGGGGTTGAGGGCAGGGTAGCCACTTTGAAAAACGGAGGCTTGTAGGGGTCTTAGAATCGATTCTAGAGGCCAAAGGGTAAACCCTGATTTTGTGGATAACTACCCCTGTTTTGACCATAAAAAATGTGGATAACTTTTGGTCTGGTGTGGATATGTATAAGCTGTGGATAATAACCTGTGGACATCTTTTATACGAACAGTCTATAATTTGGGCTATGTGTTTACAATGTAGACTGGTCAGTCACAAAATGGAGGCGGTGATCATGGGAAAGACGAGCAAGGCTGAGTATAAGTCGGCACTGATGGAAGCTGAGAAACAGTGGGAGGATCGAAGCGCAGATCCCGAGAGCGAAGCGGAACGGACTGCCCAAGCACTGGTAAAGAATGCACCTAAGCCGAGGACAAGGGTTGATGGGTTACCAGTAGCAGGGGAACATAAAAGAAGCGCACCTCTCACGTTGAATCAGCAACGGTTCTGTGCAGGGGTTATCAGAGGGCAAAGCCTACGGCAAAGCTACAGACAAGCATTCGGCAACGCATCGGGTAGCGATGCAAGCATCAGCGCATCAGCGAATAAGCTAATGAAAGATCCAAGGGTTCAAGTGGTACTCAAAGAGGCTTGGCAAGAGACGATCGAGCACTTGGTAGATGACCTTGTGGCGAGCAAACGGTATGTGCTTAAGGGACTGTTGGCACTGAGTAAAAGCGAGCAACCAAGCAACCAACTAAGAGCACTGGAATTAATGGGCAAAGCCTGTGGCCTGTTTACACCAACA